AAAATGTTTTACAAACTTTTTCATCTCGTCAGGCATATACATTTATCAAAGGACAATACGTACCAATCATTATGAATAACTTAACAGATGAGTCTGTTATGGACATTGATAAAAGACAATTCTATATGCAAAGTTATGACTTTACTATGTTAGGTTATTTGATTGATGAAGAGGAGTTTGAAGTAAAACCCGCTGTTGCTCGTGTTGTTGAATTGTTTGAAACCGATGTAAAAGTTGCCACAGGTAGAAGAGCGGAAATTATGCCACCAAACCCGAATCAATTTGAATATAGATTATTTTACACTTCAGGTAACACATCTTTACTTGATGACCAAGTAGATTATAGAATTGATTTGAATTTAACATCGTCTGACAACGTTGAGAGTTGGGATGTCACAATTAATGGTGATTATTATGGTTCAGATTTGGAAACAATTCAACTTAATACAAACGACATATTACAAGTCAGCATTACAAAAACAACACCTGGTCAAGAGGCACTATTGTTGTTTGATGCTAAGTTGGTTTAATCCTCACCATAGATATCTTTCTTACTAGTACAATTTTCGTAAATAAGTTTTTCAACAAACTTATGAATTTTCAAACCATTTTCTTGGCAGTACTTTTTTAGAACCTCATGGGCTCTCTCAGATATTTTAAGGTTCTTGATATTCTCGTGGGTATTTTTCATAAAGTAAGAAAAAAGGTAGAAAATAATCTGCCAGTTTATTAATACATATTGTAAAGTAAAGTTTTTTGTATTTTAAATGAATATTTATGTATAAAATAAAACTGAATAAGAAAAAATTAATCAATGGCAACAGCACAAGCTAATCAGAAAGTATTTGTATCTCCCGGTGTCTATACTTCAGAAACAGACTTATCTTTCGTAGCTCAAAGTGTAGGTGTAACTACTTTGGGTTTAGTTGGTGAAACATTAAAGGGTCCAGCATTTGAACCTATTTTCATTACCAACTACGATGAGTATCAGACATTCTTTGGAGGTACAGTTCCTGAAAAATTTATTGGAACTCAAATCCCTAAATACGAAGCCGCATATATTGCAAAGGCTTACTTACAACAATCCAATCAACTTTTTGTAACAAGAGTGTTGGGACTGTCAGGTTATGATGCAGGTCCTTCTTGGACTATCAGAGCAACAGCTAACGTTGATGGAACAACTGTAGGTATTGATACAGGTATTGCAGAGGTTACATTCACTGCAATTATCACAGGAAATACTAGTGTTAATAACACTCTTACATTTGTTACACCATTACCTGATGTGGTAAATGATAGTCTAAATATCCAGTATTTGTTGAACAACGGTTCAACTAGTACTTACACTCAAGACTTATTCAGTTTTGTTAAGGCGGTTTCGGGTAACACTTCGATATCTGCAAACACGTTGAATTTTTATGGTTCGGTACCTGAGTCTGATTATAACTCACAAGCTAGTTTGTTTCCAAACTTAACTAACATATATGGTGTTGACAGTTTAAATTTAGAATTCAACGATTTGACAGATGGTGTAAATGACCCTTGGTTTTATGCCAATTTTAACAACTACACGGCAAATGAATATTCAGGATACTCTTGGTATTACGGATTTTCTGATTTTGTTACAGGTTCAACAGGAGCGTTTACGGCAACTACTTCAGGTACTGTTTATTACTACAGTGGTACTGCTTACAGTGAATATAATAATTTAGTAATTGCAACTTTACGTTCTCGTGGTATTTCGCTTTACGATGCTAATAATCATGGACCCGCATATCAAGTAACAGGTTTAACTGATTTGGATATGATTTGTACAGGGGCATACTCTGGAGTTAGTAAAAATCCATTTTCAACTTTCTTACTTAGTGGTATTACATATGAAAATAAAACTTTCCAATTTGAAACTTCATTTGGAAGTATTGATTCAAACTATATTACTAAAGTTTTAGGATTAACTAACTTTTCTAAATCAAGGACAGAAGTTCCTATTTATGTTGAGGAATCTTATCCAGGTCTATTAAATTACCTTTACAATAAAGGATTTATTAAAGGTTTAAATTGTGAGCTTATTGCATTACCCGAAGCAAGGGACAAGAATTCAACAACAACAATTGCTTGGTTTTTGGACCAATACCAAACACCAAAAACCCCATATGTTGTTTCTGAATTAAGAGGTAATAAAGTTTATAACCTTTTCAAATTTATATCAATTTCTGACGGTAATTCGGCAAATACAGAAGTTAAAATTTCAATCGCAAATATTTCATTCTCTAATATGACATTTGATGTCTTAGTTAGAGATTTCTTTGACACAGATGCAAATCCTGTTGTTTATGAAAAATACACCAATTGTACTATGGACCCGGGTTCTAATAGTTTTGTTGCTAAGAAAATTGGTTCATCCAATGGAGAGTTCCCATTAGTATCGACTTTTATTATGGTTGAACTTTCTGATGAGGCTCCTGTAGATGCGGTTCCTTGTGGATTCCGTGGTTATGAAGAAAGAGTTTACGATAGTGTTTCTAACCCTTCTCCATTCCCAGTAATTAAAAACAAATATTACTTCCCAGGTGAAACTATTTACGACCCCCCATTTGGAAGTACTTATGGTGGAGTAAACACAGTATCATCATCTGGTGATGTTGTGAGAAGAACTTACTTAGGTATGTCATCTCAATTTGGTGTTGATTCTGACTTATTACAATACAAGGGTAAAAAGAATCCTGTTGTTGGTTGGGATACTGCAACCGAATCAGAACCTTGGAATTACCAAACTCAAGGTTTCCATATGGACTCAGGTGCTACTGTTGTTACTATCAGTAATTCACAAGTTACAAGTGGAACACCGGCATTTGTTTGTGGTGTTGCAAGTTTTGATGGAGAACCTTCAACTCAGGATAACCCATACTACTTCTTGTATTCAAGAAAGTACACATTCTGTTTCCAAGGTGGATTCGATGGTTGGGACATCTATAGAGAGTTTAGAACTAACCAAGATAGATTTATGTTGGGAGCTTCGGGTTACTTACAAGGTGCGACAGAAACACAAAGATACCCAACGGCATCAGGTGATGGTACGTTTAAGAGAATTGTTGTTGCAAATAACACTCAGGACTTTGCAAACACTGACTACTACGCTTACTTACTTGGTATCTTGTCATTTGCTAACCCTGAATCAACAAACATAAATGTATTTGCAACCGCAAGTATTGATTATGTGAACAACTCTAATTTGTGTGAAACTGCGATTGGTTTAGTAGAAAACGAAAGAGCTGACTCAGTATACATCGTAACAACTCCTGATTACAATATGTATACTCCTGATGGTGGTTCACAATATGAAATCATTTACCCAACACAGGCGGTTGATAATTTGGATAACACAGGAATCGATTCATCTTATACAGCTACTTACTACCCATGGATTTTGGAAAGAGATACTGTTAACAACACTCAAATCTACTTACCACCAACAGGTCAAGTTTGTAGAAACTTAGCGTTGACTGATAACATTTCATTCCCATGGTTCGCATCAGCGGGTTACACAAGAGGTCTTGTAAACTCAGTTAAAGCAAGATTGAAACTGACTCAAGAAGATAGAGATACACTTTATCAAGGTCGTATCAACCCAATCGCAACTTTCTCAGATGTGGGAACTGTAATTTGGGGTAACAAAACTCTTCAAGTTAGAGATTCAGCACTTAACAGATTGAACGTAAGAAGATTGTTGTTACAAGCTCGTAAGTTGATTTCAGCGGTGGCAGTTAGATTGTTGTTTGAACAAAATGACGAAATCGTAAGACAACAGTTCTTGGATTCGGTTAACCCAATCCTTGACGCAATCAGAAGAGACAGAGGTCTTTATGACTTCCGTGTAACAGTAAGTTCTTCACCTGAAGATTTGGACAGAAACACTTTAACAGGTAAGATTTACTTAAAACCAACGAAAGCTCTTGAATTCATTGACATTGAGTTCTTCATCACTCCAAGTGGAGCTTCGTTTGAAAATATCTAAAATAAAAACAAAGTGGGGTTTCGGCCCCACTTTTTAGCCGTTTAACAATTTATGAAAAAAATTCAGGAAGGATTTAAAGGAAAATCACCAGATTTGAAATACTATGCATTTGATTGGGATGACAATATTGTACACATGCCAACAAAAATTCTTTTAAA